AAGCTTGCGGCGGAAAAACTACAAGAAGTCGCCTCAATGGTTGATATGAGGTTTGGTCACGGGACATGGAAGAGTATAGTAGACGAAAGAGCAAAACGTATTCAAGAAGCTAAAGAGGTCGCCGCCGCTGTGAAAAGAAAAAAGCTGGAGGAAGCCAGAGCATTTGAAGAGGCGGTGAAACAAGTGGCTCTTGTCGCGACAGTTATAATGGTTTCTATCGTGTTGTTTGTGTTTTTATTTGGGATGATTTTGTAGGTATAGATTAAACATGGCAGTTAGAAAGACAAAAAAAGGTGCGGCTCTCAAGCGGTGGTTTAAAGAAGAATGGAAGGATGTTCGCACGGGAAAAGCGTGTGGGCGTGGCAAGGGTGAAAAACGGGGTACTCCATATTGCCGCCCCAGTAAGCGTGTGTCTTCTAAAACGCCCAAAACCTCCAAAGAAATGACAGCCGCAGAAAAACGTAGTAGAATATCGCAGAAGAAGCGATTAGGACAACCAGCGGGTAAGCCTCGTAGAGTTAAATCATTAAAGAGGAAAAAGTAAATGCCTTTTACCACCTCCGGGGTTCGCGTTTTCAACCTTGATGTAGCTGAAATAATAGAAGAAGCATACGAAAGATGTGGCCTTGAGGTTCGCACTGGCTACGACATGAGGACTGCAAAGCGTTCTATTAACCTGATGTTTGCTGATTGGGCGAACCGTGGTCTTAACATGTGGACGATCAAAGAAGGCACTATTAACTTAAATGTTAATCAGGAAACATACACAGTTTCAGCGAGTCAGTCTGACATACTGGACGGTATTATTAGAACTTTTTTAAATTTAACTACTCTTAGCGCCGATATAACAGACACTGCAACCGCTGTAACGGTTGATGACGTTAGCTCAATTACTGTGGACGATGTCATACGAATAGAACATGAGCAGATGACAGTAACGGCGATTGACACGACTACAAAAATATTAACAGTGACTCGAGCATCAAATTCTACCACGGCGGCGGCTCATACAGCTTCTGTAAATGGTGTTTCTACAAAAGTATTCTTGACAAGTTCTGTAGCTACCACGGGGGTTACTAGCGATTTACCTGTGTCGAGAGTATCTAGGTCAGAGTACTTAGCCATTCCTAGCAAGACAACAAATGGAAGACCGACTCAGTTTTATTATAACCGTCAGACAACACCAACGGTTAGCTTGTGGCCTTCTCCAGATGATGCCACGCAGGTTTTTGTGTACAACTATGTGGATAGGATTGAGGATGCTAAAGATTTAGCTAACATAGCTGATGCTCCTTATCGCTTTTTGCCATGTCTTGTAGCTGGTGTGGCGTATTATGTGTCAATGAAAAAAGCACCAGAAAGAGTTCAATTACTAAAGAATGTTTATGAAGAAGAGTTTCAACGAGCCGCAGACGAAGACACAAACAGAGTTTCCTTAAAGCTACAACCTAGTATTTCTTATCTTAGAGTAAATTAATGGCTAGATACGCAGCAGGATCAAAAGCATGGGGATACTCGGATAGGTCTGGATTTAGGTACAGATTGAGCGACATGCTTGTTGAGTGGAATGGTCTTAAAGTGGGCCCGGACGAGTATGAGGAAAAACAGCCACAGCTAGAGCCGCCTAGAACGACCACGGATTCTGAAACTTTACGCAATCCAAGGCCGGATCAGCGTAATGAAGTTTTAGTAGAACGATTGTTGCCTTTAAACTCGTTTGAAAGCCCTGCCCCTAATCCTCTTACTGTCACCATCGCTGTAACTGTTGCAGAAGTTAGCGGCGTAAATGTCTTTGTTCTTGATGGGGTAAATAAGCCAACCCTGACGTTAAACAGGGGCACTACATATGTTTTTGATGTGTCTAACGGCACCGCAGGGTCACACCCTTTACGCTTTAAAGATAGTTCTGGTAATACTTACGCTACTGGCGTTACCTCTGACGGCATCCCGGGAGGCACCGGAGCAACTGTCACTCTCGTGGTAGATGATAATACCCCTAGCTTACTTAGATATTACTGTACTACCCACGGAAACGCGATGGGCAACATAATTTCAGTTGCAACGTCTTCTGCCGTAACCATTCCTGTAACTGTTGCGTCGGTTAGTGGTTCAAATGTTTTTGTACTTGGCGGCGAAAATAATCCGGTATTAAGTCTTACCCGAGGAATAACTTACACTTTTGATGTGTCAGACAATACGGTATCCGGGCATCCTCTGGCGTTTAAGGATAGCTCCGATAATTCTTATACGACAGGTGTTACTACAACTGGAAGCGCGGGTAACTCCGGTGCAACTGTTGCTATTGTTGTAGATGCAGACACACCTAGCTCATTGAAATATTATTGCACTGTGCATGGGAACGCTATGGGGAACACTATTTCTGTGGTATCTGCTCATAGTACTACTGGCAGCGGTGCGGGAAATTTAACGATTTATGAGCTAAATCATGGCAGGGGAACGGGTTCAACTGTTAGGTTTAGGTCTGTTGTAGGATTCGATGGTTTTTCAAAAGCGACAATAGAAGCTGCCGCTGGCTATACAATTACGGTGGTAGATGCTAATACTTATACTGTTTCCGTGGCGAATAGTTCAGTTACAGGTAATCAACGCGGAGGCGGTGGAAAAGCCACCGCAGGCCCAGTTTCGTTGGGGGTATAGATGGCATTTACATACGCAGAAATAAAAACAGCTATTCAGGATTACACTGAAAATGACGAAACCACTTTCGTCACAAACCTTCCCGTCTTTATACGGGGTGCTGAAGATAGGATTTTTACGCTTGTTGACTTAGAGTTTTTTAGGAAAAACGCCACCTCGACATTAACACAAAACGATTCTTTTTTAACACTTCCCGATGACTTTTTAGCCCCTTTTTCTCTTCGTATTACTACTGCGGGTAAGGAAGACTTTTTAAAAATTAAAGACGTTAATCTAGTACAACAGTACAGTACGGACTATGCACAAACTTCGGTTCCTCAATATTATGGTATATTTGACGTAAGCAATATTATTGTAGGACCCACACCAGATGCAGCGTACACGGTGGAACTACATTATTTTTACAGACCTGCCAGCATAACGGCATCTCCGGGTGCGGATAGTCAGACTACTTGGGTTAGTACTAATGCGCCTAATGCCCTTCTTTACGGTGCACTCGTTGAAGCGTATACTTACATGAAGGGCGAAGCAGACATGATGCAGTTGTACGAGCAACGGTTCATGCAAGAAGTTCAACGACTAAAGGATTTGGCAGAAGCTAGAGAGAATAGTGATGCCTACAGGAGAGGTCTACCTGATAGGCCACGTTCATAAGGAGTAGAATACAATGGCAACATCTAATGCAGCAACCACTTATACGGAACATGCTATATTGCAGTTTCTGTTTAAGAACAACTCGGAGTCCTTCGCCAGTCCGGGCGACAACATTTATGTTGGTTTAGCAACTGCGGTAAGCGGTGCGGAAGGTGGCTCTGTAACAGAAGCTAACTTTACCAACTATGCTAGAGTGCAAAAAGCAGCCTCAACTTGGACAGTGCCATCAGTCAGCACCGATGCTCAAGTAGCTACAACAACTCTTATTGAGTTTCCAGCTTCTGGTGGTGGCGGTGATGACACAATCACTCATGTTTTTATTGCTAGCGCAGCTAGCAGTGGAAATATTTATTTTATTGGCGCTCTTGATGCAAATAAGACAATTGGTTCTGGTGATATCTTTCGCATCAACGCTGGAAACCTAAGTGTTGAGCTAAAGTAATATGGCACTTGTTCTTAGAGACCGAGTAAAAGAAACCACCAACTCGACTGGTACGGGCACCTATACGTTGGCTGGGGCAGTGACCGGCTTTGAGACTTTTGCTAGTGTTGGTAACTCCAATACCACATATTACGGATGCAGTGACGGAACGGACTTTGAAGTAGGTATTGGAACATACACCTCTTCCGGCACGACATTGGCTAGGACAGCCATACTTCAGTCTAGTAATAGCGATAGCGCTGTTAACTGGGGTACTGGTACAAAAACAATTTTTTGCACGTTGCCTGCGGAAAAGATGTCTTTCCTAGACGCTAGTGGTAATGTAGTCGCCGCAAATGGAAGTGCCTTAACTGCTTTAAATGCCAGTAACTTGGGATCTGGAACAGTAGCCAATGCTAGACTAGACGCACAACTTCAAGATGTAGCCGGATTAGCTGTAACTAACGGTGGTTTCATTGTAGGTGATGGTTCTAACTTTGTACTAGAAACCGAAGGTACAGCGCGAACTTCACTAGGTCTTGGTACTTCCGCAGTTCTTGACACGGGCATATCTAATACAAACGTCCCTAAGTTCACATCTGGCGTAGCTGATGATGATTTCTTGAGAGTCGCTGGAACGGCTATAGAAGGTCGTTCTGCATCAGAAGTTTTGTCTGATATTGGCGGTCAGGCCAGTTTAACATTTGGCATATCAAACACCAATGCGGTTAAGGTTGACAGTACCTCAGTAGCCGATGATGAGTACGCAAGGTTTACTGCTAATGGTTTAGAAAGCAGAAGCACAAGTGAAGTCCTGTCTGATATAGGAGCCATCACAGCTAGTTCCTCAGACACACTTACTAACAAAACAATAGATGCTTCGCAGCTATCCGGCACAGTTGCTAACGCAAGGCTAGATGCTCAGTTGCAAGATGTTGCGGGTTTAGCTGTAACAAATGGCAATTTTATTGTGGGGGATGGTAGTAACTTTGTAGCTGAGTCAGGTGCTACTGTTAGGACTTCATTGGGGCTAGGTGCAGCGGCAGTTCTTGACACAGGTATATCTAATACAAACGTGCCAAAATTTACTAGCGGTGTAGCTGATGACGATTTCTTGCGTGTTGCTGGAACCGCAATAGAGGGTCGCTCTGCTAGTGAGGTGTTATCTGATATAGGCGGTCAGGCTAGTTTGACGTTTGGTATTTCTAATACTAACGCAGTTAAGGTTGATAGTAGCTCTGTCGCAGATGATGAGTACGCCAGATTTACAGCTAATGGCCTTGAAAGTAGGTCCACCGCAGAAGTGCTGTCAGATATTGGTGGTCAGGCAAGTTTAACTTTTGGCATATCAAATACTAACGCAGTTAAAATAGATAGCTCTTCTGTAGCGGATGATGAGTATGCAAGATTTACCGCTAATGGTTTAGAAAGTAGATCAGCAGCAGAAACACGTTCAGATATTGGTTTAGGCTCTGCGGCAGTATTAACAGCGGGAACATCAGCCAACAATGCCGTGCAGTTAGACGGCTCGGCTAGATTGCCGGGGGTGGATGGGTCACAGTTAACTAATTTACCATCCGCTGGTGCAACCGCCGGGTTCGCAGTGGCTATGGCGATTGCCCTTTAAGGAGTAGAGTATGGCACAGGACTTTGAAAGAAATATCGCTAGGAACGTAGGCACGAGTGAAGT